CTGGTGAAGTATTTTTAAATGCAATAGTGTCAATAGTTCCACCTGTAGTAATCTGCATTCCTTTGACTCTCGTTCTACCGGCAAAAATCACTCCTGTCACATGATTCGAGTGACCTATAGAAGTATTAGTTCCAACACTTGCCCCCGTGGCTACTTGACTTACTGTTTTGTAAAACAAAGTAGTAAACACAGTAGTAGCATTTGGTCCTGCTATAACTTCACTTTGTGCATCTCCATTAACATCTGTGCCCGTTACAGTAAAATTTACACCAGATATATTACCACTAGATGTAAAGGATACTTTTGGAGCAGTATTAGCGTTTGCATAAGTGCCACTTGTTGCAGCAGAAGTAAGGGTGAAATTAGCCGCGCCTGATACAGTCTGAGCCACCCCCAATGCCGTAGTGGAAGATGCTACAGGTACAAAAGTTTTGACTTGTAATTGTAAACCCATAATTTACTCCTATCTATCAGATGCAGCAAACATATAATCAATTGATGTAACTTTAGTTCCAGATGCATCACCTGATAAAGACAATGCCGCTATTGTTAAAATTTCATCAGTGGGAATATTATCTGTATGAGTTGCAACTAAATTTCTATTAACAAAAAAATCAACTTTACCTGTGCTTTGACAACGAATACTTAATGTAACATCTGTATCATTAGTCATATCAATACCAGAATCTGTTGAAGTTTCTGTGCCATCTTTTTCAGTTTTGCAAAGAAGTGATGCATCTCCATCATCTTTTTGAAACACAATTCTATCTGCAGCTGCAAGCATAGCTTCAGGGTTTGATGCAAAATTAACTGTGAAACCAAAACATAAGTCTGTTTGTGTTACATCTGAAGTTCTAACTTTTGTTTCAAACCATAAATCTTTATTAGCTTGTACCTGAAAGATTTCATTCTTTTGAATAGAAGCTCCATCATTATCGGTAGTTGCTGTTGAATTTAAATTTACCAAACCATTAAGTTGATCTGCGGCAATCGCAACGGACGCGCCTGAATCTTTTACAACAGTCCATCTGTGACCTGTGTTAGAATCAAATCCGATTCTATCAAAGTCATCAAAATAAACTACATAGTCTGGGTTTTTATCAATTGGTAAATTTTCAAACCATTTCTTTTCATTGTTTTTTCCTGCGAAAAGAATTGGTCCTGTAAAATGTACACCTGCCATTTTTTTCTCCTAGCTATATAATGTAGTCCTCTAGGTTTGTCTGCCAAGTCAGTCTACATTACGATTAATATTATCTTGGTAAATATATTATACAATAAAAAAGGGGACTCGTAAGTCCCCCTTCTTAACTTTAACAAAAAATATTTAAGCAGCTCCTGGAGAACCAAAAATTCCTCTAGGATCAGAGAAACCAAATGAATATCTCTCTCTTGCCTTAAATCTTACGTTACCTGTGTCAAAGTCACCTTCAACAGCAGTTTTAATTGGACTTCTAACAAACATTTTCATGCCGTTAGGAGCATCCGTCATAATGAAGAAAGCATCAGTATCTGTTAAATAATGATTGACTCTATAGCCTTGTGGGATCATTCCCATAGAAGCCATTGCGTTTATGTCATTATCTGCAGTACCAACTCTTTGTGGAGTTTTTAAGATTCTTTCTGCAGTGAACTGAAGTTCTTTTGGTATAACCAACTTCGCTCCTTGCATAGCAATCTTTAACCCTCTTTCATCTACAAATGCAGCAATATCAATCATAGACTGCTCTAAAGAAGTCTCTGATAAATCTGCAGCTACAGATAATTCATTAGCAAATGTTCCACCTGTTGCAATTGGGTGGTCAGTCGCACATAATTCTTTACCATCTCCTCCAGCAAAGCTAGAGTTAAAGGCATTATTAAGTACGTTAGCAGCTTTTACCTGCTTAGTGTTTGCCATTGAACGAGCAAGTGCTCTTGTGTATCGTGCAGCTAATCTGTCGTACAAATTATCTTCAATTGCTTCTTCTGTAATAGCAAATGCCATTGCAATAGTTTCGTGAGTGTATCTCGCAGTAAAAGATTCAGATGCTTGGTCAAATGTAACCGCTGCACCTTCATTTTTAACTGGAGCACTTCCGAAACCAGTAAGCATTACTTCTTCTTCAAAAGCTCTATCAGATGCTTCTGTAGCGAAGATTTCTGCATGTTCGTTTTCGTATTTATTGTATTCTAAGCCAAAGAGAGCGTTTAAACCTGGTTCTAACTCTTTGACCAATTGTGATCTTGAAATAGCCATATTTTATCTCCCTATACGCCAGTATCTGCAGCCGCTGATGGCGGATTCAGAAAATGGTTTTGAATTCTTACCACAACATTTGTATTTGCTGAGGCAGTATCTTCATTGTTAACATCTTGGCTTATATCTACTGCTTGCAATGGAATTGCATTAGTAGAATCTGCAGTACTTGTATCGAGTTGTACTTTAGATATGCCGGTTGCTGTGTTTCCTGTTACGTTAGTTGTTTTGTAACCAATAAACAGACCTGCTCTTGTCATAGCTTCGTCTGAATCAACTAAAAACAACGTGTTAGGATCATCAATCACATTAGCAACAATATCACTAGCTACAATATTAGCAGGATAATAGTTACTAAAAGTTGGTTTCTTCGTAGTAGGGTCAGTGTAAAATACACCATTGAACACACCTATGGGTTTAACAGCACCACTACTTGCAGTAACATCATATCTTTCAATGTTTCCTGCTGCAGTTGGAACTACCAAGTCACCTTGGAAAATTGCTGTACCATAATTGCTTGCAATAGTATACCTATTCTGAGCGTTATTCCACGGAGCACCATTGAGTGACTTATAAGGTCTTAGACCAAATTTTTCACTTACGTTTGCCATATGTAATCTCCTTAATTAGGCGTTATTATTAAACAATTACTTACCGCGATGGCTTTTATCAAAAAACTATGACTTACGACCACCACCAAAAGTTACACGAGACTGCCTATCAACATTAACAGGCATCTCTGGTCGTTGTTCCCTAAGAATATCTTGATCAACGGCTTTTACTTGGTCAGAGGTTATTTTTTTAAAATACTCTTTACGTTGCTCAACAATTTCTTCAGGTATCCTTGCCAACACAAGGCCACCAACCCCGATTAACCCCTTGTAACTGCCATTCTGGATTACTGGATAGTCGTGATCACCAAGTTGGTTCATAACCTCCTCGGATCTTACAAATTCCCATCCTTCTCTGAGTTTTTTTGAAACATTACCCGTATCCTGGGCTCCCATAAACTCAGTTCTAATCCATCTGTGCTTGTACCCTTTCGGTGCAGGGGGTGCATCTAAACTTGATGGTGGTGTCCAAGGTTTATTCCTTTTTGGCTTATTCTCTTGTGACACGCGTGAGGTTCTTTCTATTTTTTCATTCATTTTTTTACTCCTTCACGAATTTTGCGTATTCTTCTAGTGGCACCCCTAGTTTTTTGGCAATAGCCACTTGTGAGCGGGTGAGCTTCACTGTTTTGCGTCCTTCCTGTTTACGCCCCGCAGAGGCAACAGTTTGTACGGGTTTCTTTTCAGTAGCAAACTTGTGAGGAAAATAATCCCTTACTTGTTTGTCAATTTCATTGTAATAGTCTTCTGACTCCGCGTCAAACCCCTGCTCCACTAAATCTTGATGAATTCCAAAAGCAGCATTGGTCATAACTTTATCATCTCCAAACCATTTGTTTTCTTCTGCCCACTGTTTTGCACGAGGTGTAGCAGGAGAAGGCGTAGGTTGTGGAGGTTGCGCAACCTCTTTAGGTTTATTTTCTTCTTCTTGTTTTTGTGTTTCTATTCTTTCTTTTCTTTGTTCTTGATGTATTTTAGCTTTTTCTTTTTCAACAGCTAATCGTGTCAAAGCATCATTAGCTTCCATAATTTTATCAGTATCATTATTTTCAATTGCAATTTTTAAATTGTTTTTGACTTGTTCTCTTTGAGCGTCTACTCGCCCTTCAAACTCTTTAAGATAATTTTCATCAACTGAGTGTAGTTTTTTGTCAGTGTCTGAATATTTTTTTTGTAATCCTTTTGCATAATCTAAAGCCGCTTTTTCTCTTCGTTCTGCTTCTCTATATTTTCTTGTAAGATTATCTATTCTTTTTTGTACAGAAGTTGTAACTTCCTCTAAATTTTCTGTTTTTGGTTTTTCTGTTGTCGTTTCTTCTTTGGTGGTTTCTTCTTTTGAAGTAGCCTTAACATTTTTTTGAATAGGGTCTGTGTACCCTAAATCCACTTCTTCTGTTTTAACTGGTTCTTCTTTTACTTGAATAGGTGTGGATATAGTTTCTTCTTTAACGTCATCTGTATCCAACTCAACTAGGTTTTCTTCGGCCATTTATTATCTCCTAAAATAATGCGAGGATATCCTCGGGTTTTTCAATTGTTCCAATAATTTCATCATCATTTAAAATGCGATGCTCTCCGTATTTTGTTTTAAATCGTGCTCCTGCATAACGTCCATAGACAATAAATTGACCTTCTTTACACCAAGGGCCTGTTGGAAACTTTGTTTTATCTTGATAGCACAAATCACCCATCTTGATTACAACACCAACAACAGTTGTCATTTGAATGTTTTCTTGAGTTTGTTCGGAGAGTAGAATACCGCCTTTTGTTTTTTTGTGACCAGACCAAGGTCTGATTAAAAGTCTGTATCCAACTGGATTGGGTAGTTTCTTTATATATTCCTCAATTTCTTTTGGTCCTTTTGGAATATTTGCGTCCTCATTATCTTCCTGTGAGAATCGTTCAGGTTTTATCAATGTCTTCATTGAAAATATCCTCTCTTTTTTGCAGGTCTTTTAGATCCTGAAGCAGTGATTCATATGCACTGAGCTTGCCTTTAGCATACTGTAGTTTTTCAATTGTGTCTATACTGTATACAATATCCTCTTTTGTTTCTGCTAATCTCTTCTTAATATAGTGTCTTATATTTTGTACTGTATCAATATCAAGCATGTTTAAATATTCTTAAATGTGACTTAGGCCCTAATTTTTTACGATGTCTAAACCCTAAAGGTTTGTGTCTTCTTCTTGTCTTCTTACAAGGACTATAAGAAACTTGTGTTTGTTTTTTTGCCATAAAAAAATAGGGTGCTCTACACACCCTATCCTAAATTAACTTAAATAAAAACAATATAAATATAACAAATTACTTCTCCGCACATGCGTAAGAATTAATTTCTAGTCCTACTGATATTTCAGTAATTTTTGGTTGTGACCATAGATTCATAACATTCTCCGGTTAAAGTTAAACAAATCAAAATCATTTTACTCTTTTAAATTTTTTCTTGCAACCCCTTTACTCTTTTCAAAGCTGCGCATGCCGCCTAATCCGAGTAATGCAAGGGTCAAAGACATAAGTTCACCTGTCTGAAGATTCGGTAATTGAACACTAGGGGCCCAAATAGCACACGCCCATTCTGCAATAGGTAATATAAAAAAATTAGTAAACAAACCTAAAGCACAAATCCACATAATAGCAGGTCTAGCTCCTGAAACAAATAACGATGGATGTTTCGCTTGTTCTGTGTTTGCTTTTGCTTGTTCTTGAGATAGAGCCAAAGTTTGTTTTCTTAACTCTCCTTCTATCTTTGTTTTTAAATCTTTGTCCTCGACAAACTTGTCTAGAATTTTACCGGCTACACCGATTACACTTTCTGCGATCATTATTTTACTCCTATAAATTTTTTACCTTTTAACTGTATGGGGCTAATACCTTTAATGTCACTTTTGACCCCCATCTCTCTATGAGGACAACCCATACCACCTACTTTTAAACCCATAGTTTCTTTCGTAGTAATACCTGTTTCTTTTTTACTAGGAGTGTACCCTACAAAACTATTTCCATAAGAAGACCCTTTTTTTTGTTTTTCAAAATCAGTAAAGGCTTGATTCATTCTGTTCTTAAAACGAGATTTAAAATCTCTTTTAAAAAGACCTGTGACAGCTTCTTTCAAAACTTTATCTTTGTTTTGATTAAATTGTTGTCCAAAAAATTTTACAAATTCAGCTCCATCAGTTGTACCACCTTTATTTCTTCTAACAATTTGATTACTTCTTCTTATAGCAGCAGTAACTGCTTCTTTTGCAGTTTTATAGGTTTTAACTCTGCGATTGGTTGAAGGATCTGTTTTGGTTTTACTGTACATTTTTGTCAATGCCTCTTCATTTAATTCTTTGCCATTATAAATGGAAGGAACATTTGTAAAACCTTTTTTTGTTTTAATTGTTTTGCTGTATTCTGTTCTGTTCTCTGTTCTTCCCGATGGCAAAGTTTGAATTTTTTTTACTGGACGTTGTTTGAGTTTAGGTTCAACCAGTCTACCACTATTCATACCTTGAGGTTGCGGTCCTTTCATAGGAGGGGCTCCAAATCGTTTACCTTTTTTGAACATCTTGCCTCAACTTTTCTTTTTGTAAGTTTATCTTCTCTTCACCAATTTTTATTCTGTCCTTACCCGCTTCTTCAGCATCTTCACGTTTCATTTTGTCTAAATCAAGGCGCTCATCAAATTCTTGACCTTTTCTTTGTTCTTCAACGGCAAATTCTTGCGCTTTTCGTTGCAAGTCCATCGCTTTTAAATCTAATTCTCTTTGTTTCAATAACACTAACTCGTCTGGTTTCTCAGTTCCTTGTTCTGCCTGTTGTAACTCTACAGTCAATACAGCAATTCTTTGCGCCAGTGCCGAATCAAACTCTATTTGAAATCTTTGTGGATCTTTTTTCTGCATTTCTAAAAATTCTGGTTTCTGAAGCACTAATGCCACAGTCTGGGCTCTTGCTTTTAAAGAAATGTGCTCTGATATGTGCGCTTGAAGTAAAGCATATACCACTGGGTTAATTTGCACCATTCGTGTCCTAATAAAAGCAGCATGACTCGCAATATGCGCATCGTGATTCTGTTGTGGGTATGCTTTTGGCACTTGAGTTCGTAAAGCTTCTGCATTTTCAATCCCAGGATCTTTTGGAATCGGTGGTGTTTCTGGTTTTAATAAATTATCTATCTGTTTTGTTCCCAATGACTCATAAACTCGTCTATAAGCCTCTCTTAAATTGTGCATGGCTGGATTTGTCTGCGCAATTTGTAACTGAGTCTGCGCTAATGTCACTCTTTGAGCCATAGAAAAAATATTAGGGTCTGCAACTGGGATAACATCAACCTCTTCACTGAAATCTGCAACTTTTATCATGCGATTTCCACCATAAACTGCATATGGATACGAAGGAGGTAGATATGTTCCAAAAACTTTAGCTAAAAGTCTAAATTCTTGACGCATTGAGTAGTAACAACGCTTATGAATCGCACTCATGACCCTTGAACCGCGCTCCATGAGAGCCACTGTTGTACCCACGGCTCGATTTTGAGTGTCATTTCCAACCGCCATGTCAGCAATTGAAGCAAATCGTTGCCCCGCTTGTACTACAAATCCTAACAATTGAAATAAAGTAGGACTCGGCTCTTTAAAAGGCAGTAATTGAAATTGATCTTTGATATTTCCACCAGGAGCATCTACATCTCTAAACTCTCCGGGTTGAAAAGGCTGGTCATCATCTCTAATTCTAAGTCCTCTTGACTTAAATCCTGCAGGTAAGTTACTCAAGGTCCCTGCATCGAGAAGCTGGCGAAGTGCAGCCGTTGCCGTTTTAGATAAACCACCAATCATATGTATTAAACCAAAGCCATAAAACCCTAGACCCGGTAAAAACTTGTAATGTACAAAATATTCTTTACGTTTTAAAATTGGATCGTCACTAGCAAAATTACGATAGATACTTAACACTTCTTGTGAGCCTTCGTCAATCGTAACAATGTACGGAACCTTTACATTTTTTTCTGAATTGTCAACTTCATATTCTGCTAAGTCCAAATCAACATGCATCTCCAAAATATTATACTGACTATCATACTGACTGTTTCTTTCTACACCCTCCATAGAATTATATTTATCCTGAATCTCATCATCTTCGTCAGAAGGAGAAACATTTACATCTCTATAAAAACCAGACTTTTGTTTTTTTAAAATATCATTCTCAGTCATCTTGACCACATGTGTGATTCTCTCACAGTCATTTAAATCAGTCGCATAATACGGCACCACTAAATCTTCTGCCGGTATAAATTTGCTCACGGCTCTTTGGAGCATACTGTCATAATATATTTTTTTAAAAGATGAACCTGCCAGAGGTAGATAAAATAATAATTGATCAAATTCTGGAGTGTACTCCTCCATCTTTTCCATAATCATATAATTCATAAATTCTTTTACACGATCCGCTTGTTGTTCTCTTTGTGGAGAAACTTCTCCAACAACATGCGTTCTTACTGGACCATCACTCGGAAGAAGTTCTTTGTAAGCTTGTGCTTGAAATTGAGTAACGGCTTCAGACAACAAAGGATGAGTCACTCCACTTGCTCCCTTAAAAGGTTGACCCGATTCACTATACTTAAATCCTAATAAATCTAAACCAGAAGTATAGGACTTTTCCCAATCGCTTCGGGACTCTCTATCTTTTTTATATTCTGAAATTAATTCATTCGCCAAAGAAGTTAAAACTCGTTCATCCATATCTTCTGAAAGATTTGCATAAAAATCATCTTCTTCAACTTGAGCCTCTTGAGGAGCCTCTGCCATTTCCTCTGTGTTTTCTATTTCAAAATCTACAGGTTCTTGTTGAGCCTCTTCTTGCTCCAAATCTTTTTCTTCAGCCATTAACTTAACCTTGTTGGTTTATTCTTACCGAGTTTACATTTTGCAGTTACGAAGTCTCCCTTTTTCAATTTAAGAGGTTTATCTTCCTTCTCTATTATTGATTGTATACTTGGAATTTTCTTTGCAAAAATATTATATTTATCTCGCGGTCTAAAATCTTTTCTGTAGTTTCTAAACTTTGATTGAAACCGATCAATATCTTCATGTTGTAAGCGTCTGCCTCTAGACTTCTTCTTACCCATAATAAGTTCAGACATGGTAGTAGGACCACCAAACATCTCTGATAGTATTTTAAACTTTTCTTTTTTTTTTATTGCATCTTCTGACATTAGTAATATGAATACTCCTTTGGGGGTAAATCTTCGTTATCTACATAATCTGAGTATAACTCAATAAAGTTCCCTTGGCGATACCTTAACACAGCTTGGGTAGTAGAATCAACATAATCATCATTTGCACCATGCGGAAACGAAGCGCATTCATCCATAACATCATCTGCAAATTTTTCTCCATGAGGATACCACACTTGCCCACTCTCAAACACAGGAGCGCATGCATTCACTCTGGTGTATTTATCGTTGCCCTTACTCGGCACAAACGGAACCACCGGTATACCCATTCTTCTAAACTCTTGAGTCAAAGGTTCTCCACTCGCTTTTTGCTCTATAATAATGGTCTCTGGTTCCCAATATTTATTAGCATCTAAAGCCACTGCTTTCAATTCTGGAAAATCATACTTACCTCGTATGGCATCTAATAAAATCATGTGAGGCGCTCCACCCTCTTCTGGAAAAAATACACCCCAAGTGGTAATCGCAGAATAATCAGCAGTCTCCTTTTTTGAAAATGCAGTATCATAACTTTGTATGACATGCATCAAATTCGGTATCTGCCCTTTCCAAGGTTGCCACCACTCTCGTTTTAAAATTGCACCCTCCTCAGAAGTAGGCTCTTGCATATACTGAGCCGACCAATTACGAATCGGTACCGATGCTTTTATTTTTTCAAGTTCTGACAATTCCCAATACTCTGGCCAAACAGGGTTCCCTGAATCGAGAATCGCGGGAAATGAAATCTGTTTCCATGTATCTGCTTTAGGCTCCGTTTGAGCCTTCAATAATCTGCCCGTCAAATCATCCTCTGCCCATCTCGTCATAACCAACAATATTGAGCCTCCAGGTTGTAGTCGTTGTCGAGGACCCGAAGTGTACCAGTCATACGCACGTTCCATCGCAGAATCTGACATAGAATCTTGCTCCGTGTGTGGGTCATCTATAATCAACAAATCCGCACCACGGCCCGTGATACTCGCTCCAACTCCAGCAGCATAGTACTCGCCCCCTTGATTTGTTTCCCAACGTCCTTTTGCCTTGGAGTCCTCACGCAGTTTCACGTCACCAAAAATTTGTTTATACTCCCTTGAATCAATAATGTTACGAACCTTAGAACCAAACCTCACGGCTAATTCTGTGTTGTGGGAAACTTGCATAATTTTTAATTTTGGATACTTGCCAATGATCCACGCAGGAAAATAGACAGAAGCAAATTCAGATTTAGTATGTCGTGGAGGCATATTTATAATGAGCCTTCCTTTTCTGTTGGTTGCAATTTGTGTAAACTGATCTGCAATAATTTGGTGATGGCCCCACTTTTTTCTTTCACGTTCTTTTCTACATATAAAATCAGGCCATATCTCTTGAACAAAATATAAAAAATGATCTTGACAAAGTTTGATGTGTTTTATCCAGAGCCTCTCTACTTCGAGCCTCAGCTTATCTGTGGGCATTAGTTCAGATTTCATAAATGCATTAAAACAAACTTAGAATAAAATTGCAATGTTTACATATATCTAACTTAACCTTTAGGGGTAAAGGTTACACCGCCCCGCCCGGCTGGGTGCTTGAGGTCAATTGACCTTCAAGGGTAGTTAGAACGGCAAATGAGCCTTCTAGAGCGCCATATCATAGCTTACTAAGGGTTAATAAGCTATGATATGGTATGGTCTTAGTGCTCTACAATTGTTTCATGTGAAACAATTATGCTACATAATATATCTGACTTGCATTGAAATGCACTTTCTTAAAATCGTCATCAACAAAATGTCTTTTTGAAAGTAAAACTTGTTTAGCTTTATCTAATGGTTTCTTAGACGATGCATCAACAAAGCTACTATATTTATAAGGATTATAGGTAGCTACCCTGATAGGTGTGTTAAGTTCAAAGTCATTTACTAGAGTGCCTACGACATAAGCATGTACATTTTTTCTTTTTTCTTTTAAAACTTTTTGTCTAAGCTTTTCTGAAACTTTAAATTGTACATCAATTAAAGGAACATCATTGCTATATTTAATTACTTTGCCGTAGTTCTCTTTTTCAAGAGAAACGATTGAGTAACACTTCTTATGTAAGTTATAATAAACTTTAACTTTTTTATCTGTCATTTTTTAAGCCTTTCGTTGAGTTAATATTAATGACATTATTATAATAGGATATAATAAGATAGGTGTCAACACCTATCTTATTATTTTTTTAACTACTTCGTTTCTTTTAATTTTTCAGCCAGTGCATTCCAATCTTGATTTAAAGAATATCTGTGTACTGGGTCAGAAACACTTTGAATAACTTTCCAAGAAAAGTCCATCCAAGCACTTGTTTTTAATCTTTCATCTATCATTTTTTAATCCTTTCGTTAAGTTAATATTAATGACATTATTATAGTAGGATATAATAAGATAGGTGTCAACATCTTTTTTTATTTTATTTATTATTTTTTATTTGACATTATCTTATTATCATATAATATAATAAGTGAACCATTAATATTAACTTAACGAAAGGAAAAAAAATGGCTCAATTAAAAAAAGCAAAGTATAATTATCAACATGAGTTTCTAACCAACGATGAAACTCAATTAATGATAGATGCTTTTCATGCACAAACAATGGCTAAAAAATGGGCTTTAATTGCTAAGCAAACAAAAGCTCAGGTTATTGAAACTCTTGATTATCATAAAATTGATAAAGTAAGTTTTGTAATCCCAAAAAAAGGGAATTGCATTTTAAATCGTAAAGAATCAAACAGTAAAAGATTTGACAAAGATTTATTTTGTACAAAATTTGGTCAAGAAACTTACGATGAATATAGAGTAAAAGAAATCACTTCAATTGCTCTTGAATTTTTAACTGATAAATAGAAGGGAAAAGGGAAGGCTAACAACCTTCCCTTTTTTTTTATTATGGTAGGGACTAAATTAAAAATCTTTTTAACTCTTTTTTCATTGAGTTGTTTTTGGTGTGTTTATGCACTTGCAACAATGTTAATAGAAGTAAGCTTTAATATTAATATATTTCAAGGTTTAATAATATATCCAATGATGTTTATATTTTTTATAAATGGCTTGATGTATATTTGTTGGGCTTTTCAAAAAGAAATTACCAAAGTTTTTAAATAATAATTAATTAAGGAATATAAAAATGAATTTTAGATTAATAAATGATATTACAGAGTATCAAGATTTAAAAAATCAATTAAATGTAATGAAAGATAATTTACATCTTTTTCAAGAAGATGAAGAATTTAATTTATGTTATCAGTTGATAAAATCTTCATTAACATTTTATAAAACTAAATATGAAAATAATGAAGGGACTATAAAAAAATGAAAACTTATAATGGTCATAGAAGTAAAAACGCCTGGAATGTTTCACTACATTTAAACAATGATGAAGATTTATATGCAGAAATAAAAAAAAGTTTAGAAAAAAATGGTTTGCAAAAAACTATTGATATGATTGTTTTTGCGCTTGAAGGAGTAAAAACTCCGGATGGATATATATATAATAAAAAATCTATTAAAGAAGCAATAGAAGGTATGGTTGAATGATTATATGATTATATGATTATATGATTATATGATAGAAAAAAGGGCGCTATGGTTAAGCGCCCTTTTTTTTTAGTCTAATAAAACCATGTATTGCTCGGGAAAATGTTTTCTAAACCAGTCCAGGGCTTTATTATAATGTTTATAATTTCCGGTCATTTGGCAGCCGTTTATAAAATCATAAACAGAAGCTGCAAATTGCGGCACCTGGGCAGGTTCACCAGAAAAAATATTTTTAATGGTTACCATTGACAAAGGTTTCTTTGAATAGTCCAGGTCATCGAATGGTAATTTAATTTCTTTATTATTGTATGTAATAATGTTTGACATTTTTTTCCTTTCGTTAAGTTATTATTATGTCACTTATTATAATATAATATAATAAGATAATGTCAAGCACTTTTTTTTAATTTTTTAGTTTTTCGAGTTCTATTCTAACTTCATCAGCTATTTGGTCGCAACCAACAAAAGATTCAATAGTTTCCTGGGCCACGTCAATACAATCATCAACGGCGCAATTATGCCAGAATTTCTCTTTTTGTTTTAACTTTATATTCATTTTAAGGCCTTGTTTTTATGGTTAGTATTATATATTGGGTAAAATTTACCACCTTTAACGTAATTGTGTAATGATGATAATATGTCATTATAGTATTTATCATCTTTATATATATCTAAATCTAAATCATGCATAAGATTTTCAATTACATACTTATATCCGTCTTTATCTAATTCCATATTATAAAAACCTTCATAATATTTTATATATCTTTTTACATCTGATATTTTAATTTTTAAATATTTACTCATTTTTTTTCCTTTCGTTTTTGGTTAATATAATATGATAATAAGATATGATAATATGATAATCAAGCTTTATTTAAAAAAGCTATGATTAAATAAATAACTACTAATATTTTCACTATGATTATCATGTTAACCCTGGTTTATTTTTTTAAAAAACTTTTCACAATTTTTTAAATATGATTGAGTCAAGGTCCTATGGTCACAAGTAAAATAATTTAATAAATTATTGCGCTTCGATATGATTTTTTTCATTTTATATATTCCTTTGTTAATCTCAAAAGTTTTAATTGTGATTGAGTCAAATTTTTATTTCCATTTAATCTTTTAAAACTATTTGGATTTAATAATTGATTATCTTTATTTCTATACATTAATATTTTTTTCATTTTATATATTCTATGATTTGATTAATATTATTATGTTTGTAACAAATTAAACATTGTTTACATTTTGAAAAACAATTAATCTTTTTTTCTGTGAAATTTTTTGTTACATTGTTAAAAGTTTTATCAAAATATCGAGGCAATACTTCAATTGGTTTATCTAGTTGACTATTAGAAAAAATTAAAATTAAGTTTTTTGGTTTATTGATTGTTTTAAAAACTTTGTTAATAATATCTTTTCTTTTAGTCCATAAAGTAAAAGTGCAATGTTCGTTTTTGTTAGTGATATTTATTAAATTAATTAAATGAGTATTATTAATTAATTCACCATGACTTGAAAATCTAAAAAATGCATCTAATATTGAAGGCAATAATTCATTTTGAATAATAACATTACTTAATAAATTACTGTTATGCTCCCATGAGGGAATACAATTTTTTCTCATTGTTTTCAACATATTGACTGAATAACAACTATTACAAATTGAATTTTTGTTTTTATTTTGTTTAATGCAAAATGAATTACTCAAAGTATTTGTATTAATAGAGCGAATTTCTGCAAGTTTTCCAGATCCTTGAGAAATATTGATTCCAGTATAATTAACCATTTTATTTTTACCTTTCGTTAGTTCTCTTATAATATCCCATGTTATATAGGAGATGTCAATACATAAAATATTTTTTTTAAATGCCTGGAAACACCTGGCGAAATTTACAAATTTTTAAGTAAAGCTTTAAACAGCTCCGATATAGATGAAGCGATCGTTTTTTGATTAAAAGATATTGAAGCAAGAATCTCGAATCTTGGTTCAAGAATATGGTTGCTTGTGATATGATTGCGAATATGATTGTGAGTATGATTGTCAGTATGATTGCGAGTATGATTGTCAGTATGATTGCGAATATGATTGCTCGAAATATGGTTCTGGACTCTGAGAAGTTTGAGTTCTCGTTGCTTGGTACACGAATGCAAGACAAAAACTTTCCCTCCACATTTTTGTCGTTTTAAATGCCAATTAATTTGGAAGTTTGAAACTCCATAATTCTTGACTTGATTTGCTTTTAATTCTAACCAAAATTCCTTGCCTTCAATAAGACAGTTTACATCTGGAATGCCACGAATTGTGGCACTTTCAATTCTGCAAAAGTGCCACATTTTTTTTGGTTTTTGGAATAGGTTAATTTTACTCCAAAGTTGAGATTCATTCATTACAGTTTTATGTTTGAATTTTCCTCAATAATTAACTCAAGTTCTTCGTCAGAATGAAGAAAAATATTTAAATCTCTCTTTAATTTTGAGGCATTTAAAATAATTTCTATTTTATTTTCAAAATTAGATTCTAGGAGTCGTATGTTATTTATATGAGCAAGAATATCTCCCTCTTCTTTACTTTTTTCGTCCCAAAAATATTTATCAGACATTATTCTTCCTTTCTTTATATTGTTGATATCCTTTTTCTTCCAATTTATCCCATAATACTCCAAATCGTATTAACCAAGAATACTGATATGGGTGTTTTATTTGGTTAGTTAGGTACATTTCATCTGCACTTAAAATTTCAGTAAATTTTTCTTTTTCACACCATTTAATGTACAGTTTTGAGAGTAAATCTATTGTCATTTTATGCCTCCTCTATAAAAAGAAAACCACCACCATTACCCTCTTCATCTCGGCTAACAGATATTTTGATAGTTTCGTTACCTTTTTTCAGAATAAAAGTTGGAAAAGAATTGTCTTCATCCCCTTCTAATTTAAAACTCTTTATTGTAAATCCTTTTAATGGACTATAATATTTGTTTACAAATTTTTCATATGATGTCATTTTTTTTCTCCCTTCATATCATCTAAATTATTTAAATAAAAATCTGCTAGATGGTTTAAAGTAATAATAGCCTCTTCATGAGCAACTTTATTCATTTGTAATTGACCCAGTAAATCTTCAAGGTCTTCAATAAGTGCTATATTGTCATTATATTGTATCATCATTTAATCCTTTCGTTATTTGTTAATGATATAACTATATTATCAAACACAAAAAGCATGTCAATAAAAAAAACATCTTGACTCATGATTTATGGGAGGCTACTATCAACTGTAATATAATTTTAATTTTAACGAAAGGTAAATAAAATGAGATTTATAGTATCAAAACAAAAAGATATGGTAGTCACCATAAATAGTGTTGATGACCAAACAAAATATAATGTAGAAACTTTTGTGATTTCTAATATGTCTGGAGATACAATTTTAGTAGCCACTGATTCATTAGATGAAGTAATTACTTTTGTTAGAGAATATGACCTCCATGTAGAAACAGATAATTTAGAAGAAAAGGAAGTTGAGGGTTATAATGACTAAAACAAAAGTACAATATTCCCATTTTGAGGAATGCCTTTTTACAAATAAAGATTTAAAAACCAAATTAGCAATACCCATGTTTTGGGAAGACATTTCTTATGGAAATGATGTTTGTCCAAGTTTTGCTTATAAAGGATATCAAATTTGGATTGACCACCCAGATTTTGAGCAAAGAGAAAATGGATTAGATGTTAAAAGATTTCATGTAACACGAGAAAAAGATTATGGAGAAATTGATGTTCCACTCCTTGAAACTGATAATTTTGATATGGTTAAAAAATTAATTCAAATGTTAAACAAACAACCAAGGGAGTAAAAAAATGGAAAAATGTTTTAAAGTTTTAAATGAGGAAGGCAAGACTATGACACCTTGTGGAAATTGGTGGTATGATGAGTGGAGTGATAAATTTAATTATGATGAAATCAAAAGGTTACTCTGTTACGAAAATTACCAAGATACATTTTATACTGATACTGTAAACAATGCCTTTAGTGCCTTAAAAAGTCAAGAAAAAGGTTATTACTATATTGTAGAGTGTGAATCTGACGGCAGAGGAGATGTTGAACCCACTAACAAAACAACAAAATATTATTACAATGGAGAAAATAAAAATGAATAAAAAAATGAAAACTAAATTTATAAAAGAAGCAAAAAAAACTTTTGAAGACAAGAAAAAGAGGTCTATGAAAGTTGGAAATGTAAAAATAGATATAATCTCAATATGATTATATGATTATGTGATTATGGCTCAGACAAATCTTTTATTTTGTCTGGGCTTACATCTATGATTGAAGCAGAATCATTAATTTTTGTTTCTAATTCATTTAACCTTTTTTCTAATTGATCCCTTGACATTCCCTCTAATGTTGAGTGTGTTATTTCTTTTTTATCTACAAACATTCCAGCCATTTGACCAGACCTAAATTCGGCATTTATAGCTCCAGTATATTGACCTTTAACTTCTGCACCATTTCGCAATCGTTCAAATGTTTTAAATCGTCTTAATTTATCTTTTTCGTATTTTTCTGTCTCTTTTTGTAATTTTTTTTCTAAATATCTACAAACATGTGGATTTAAATCTGGATTTAACAACCTACTGGCGATTTCATATGGTTTACCATTTTTAGATTTATATCCAGCTTGCTCTGCTGCATCTACTTTTTTGATTTGACCCCAATTTGCGACTAAAATATCTACAAATTTTCTTTGTTGGGCAGTTAACTCAATAGTAGTTTTTAACGCATTTGGTTTTTTTCCCATTTTTCTATTTTACTCTATATACATTACTTACAAAATAAAAAAAATAAAAAAAAATGCAACATTTCAGTAAAAATTTTATAAAATATGATTATTTTCCTGTTTTTTAGGAATTTTTCCTAAAACTTTCCTAAAACTTTTTGCAATATTTCCTTGTTTTCTGCTTGTTTTCCTGGTTTTCCTAAAATATTGCTCTATTTTACCTTTTACTTTTTTTTTTAATTTGTAAGGAACAGTATACTAGGATTTTAGGAAAATGTCTTGTATGCAAATATATTTATGATATGATTATTGGGAGATATAAAATCTCACCTTTCGTTTAAAAGAAGGGTAGTGTGATTTATATAATTATGTTACCCTTTTTTATGACAATTTTCCAAATTCTTGAATTTTCGGCGGCGATTTCTGCAATTGTTTCAGTCTATTTTTATGGAAACAAAGTATGGTATGCACCATTAATTGGATTTGTTTCACAAATTATATGGATTAGTTGGTGTTATTCTATGAATCTATATTCAATGTTTATTTTATGTTGTGGTATGATATTTGTACATTATCGAAACATGATTAAATTTGATACTATACTAAAACTGAAACTACTACTGTTGAAACATAAGTTGTAGGAGTATTTTGGACCTCTTTTCTAAAATCATCTACTTTTTTTCGTTTAATTTTTCTATCAAATTTATCTTCTGCACTCAACATCATTTTGTATAAATTATCATATTTTTTCCACATAAGTTGTCGTTGATTAAACTTAACATCATGGTTTTTTAAAGCTTTAACATAACATTCCTTCATATCATCTGGATCTAATTTACCCCAGTAACAAACTAATTGAAATTCTTTTGAATGACCTATAATCCAGTTATGTGCAGATATTTTAAAAAGAGACATTTTTCTATCGGATAATTCAATCAATGTGTCATCAAATGCATTGACCACAACAGCTCTCCATAATTTTTGTTCACCATCAATTTCTTTATCTAAGATGCTTCTGGCAAATTTTAAGCCCATGACTTGAAGTAAATGTGGTGAGGTAGACATCAGTGAGCAAAATTTTTTACTAATTCTGATATTATCATTTTGTAATTTTTAAGTATTTTAAGAGGAGGTTTTTTCTGCGCTAAAAAATACATGTAATCAACATATAAACCTTCTATTAATTCATGTCTTTCATCAGAAGACATTTTGGTAGGATCTAAAAACACTGTTTCTTTTGTCTCTGTCACTTCTTCAATTATTTTTTTCCAATCAAATTTCTTTGCCATTTTTTCTATCATTTTTTAAAACCATCAATCACTTCAAACAATTTATGAGCCGTGGGCCGTGTACCAGGTTTCGTTTTTATAGAATCGGGGTGCTCGGCATATTCACTCATGTCTAAAAAAAGTGGATGTCCTAAATTAATTTCTAACATTAGGTCTACAATATCAACATAAGTTGTATGATCAAGATTCTCGGCTAATAATTTAAAAAGTTTTTCTATATTCTCCTGGTCAGACATAAATACTCCTTGAAAAAAGGTTTATTTTGATTCGTCATTCATGTCTCGTTGGTACTTAATATTTTTAGACTTATAGGTAGGCAGTTGACTATCGCAATTTGAACAAACAAGTCTTAGGTTATTAATCCTATTATCTTTATTATTACCATTGATGTGATCTAATACAAGAGAAAGTTTTTTTCCTTCCCAAACCCCTTTATTTTTACAAATAGAGCATTCATATTTAAAGTTAAATTCTTTAAGTAGACGTTCCTTGATGCGTGTTCGATTAGTGTAAGTAGAATTTTCTACAAACAAATCTTCATTAGAAATGCGATTATGTTTATTGTACCCCACGTCTTCCGGACCCTTTACATTGGTCACATGCGATCGTTTGTAAAATTTTTGGTTTTCGTATTCTTACACGTTTGGTAATAAAGTACCCATAACCTCTACAATGGCTGCAAGGTTCATAGATTTCATCTTCATCTCTTCTTACCATTTGTTTGTACTGTACAAAAACGACATGTCACCCCATTTTTTGTAGTATAACTACTTAAGTGATAGTCTACCTTACAATTTTTACAAGTAAACATGCCTGTCCAACAGTCTTTGGAGGACATTACTTGTTTTTCAACACAGTATAGTATTTAAGGTATTCTTTGGGCACTTTGACATAACTGCCAGAACTTGTTTTAGCTCTATGTCCTCTTTCATCACAGACGTAATGATCTTCGGTGATGTAAGTTAAAGTGGGTGTTAATGAATAAACCATACTTACACATACACTCTTGACTTCACTTCGTAAAGCAAAGATTTTTCTTTTAAAAATCGTGCAGAGATTTCTGCGATTAAAAGGTCGGCTTGTTGTGATGAAATTTTACCAGAATCATAGAATTCATAAATTTCATTTACAAAATAATGCATGGTATCTGCGCTAACATGTTTATGTTTTTTGATTCGTTTTTTGTATGCTTGTATCATTTTATTTCCTTTCGTTGTAAAGGTTGAAGTGGTTTGGGCATGGGTGTGGGCAAGTGTTCTCTCATATCGTTTATGAACTTTTCTTCTGCCGGATTTGGTTTTCGTTGAAATTTTTTTCGTGCAGTAAACGATTGACTATCAATACATATGTACCCAGAGATTATTTTTTCTCTATATTTATGACTTTGTTTTGCTTTTTTTAAAACATCGGCCGCATCCAAACAAGATGGAATGCGACCAATGTAAGCCTCTTCATAAGAGTTACCTCCTCCAATTAAGAGAAACAAAAACATGGATGTTTCTTTAATCATCGTTTTTCACACATTTTTGTTTAAAATAAACTTTTCCAAAAACAGTAATGGCAGGATCTTGAGGGGGTCGTGCCTCAATATTTACCCATTCACAATTCATAGTTTTTTCGGCATGTGCTTTTGCATGAAAAAAATCAATGTTTTTAACTGTCCACATGTTAAGGATGGCTCCTAAAATTAACGATTCTAACATTGGTTAGCTCCTTCTTTAAGTTTACAAAATATATATTTATGATTTTGAAAATGGACACAGTTTTGAACATGTATGGCTTTCATGGAATTACCACCATAATCAAATTCAGAATCCATTTCAATATTTAAATAGCTAGGCGCAGAGATATGAATACCTTTTTTGTAATCAGTATGCTCTAACGAATCATCTCTATACGATTGAGCATACTTTCGATCCTCACACACCAAAAGAAAAGGTGCCCATCTTTGATCAACCATTGACATGACCATTCATAAGTTTCTTTTTTAAAGCTTCAGGTTTAATCTTATCCTTTTCTGCTACATAATTTATATAATCGTTCAGTAATTTACCAATCATCGCTGCTGGCGCTCTATATTTAAGGTCACATAAACCTTTCAATAAGTGATAGTCTTCAATGCGAACTGCAACTGATTTCCATTTAGTAATATCCATAAGGATTGTCCTTTCTTGTTAAGTTATAATATATCATACAATCAGTTTACATGGGATATGTCAAGGGATATTGACAAAATCAAATTATTTTGTATCATGAACTACGAAAGGAGTAAAAAAATGGAACCATTAGTCGCACAAAAAATGCTTTTAGAATCGCAATGGAATGCAAGTTATACTACAACTGGCGTATATTCTATCGAGATGAAACATATTGAAAAAAAAATTGATGCTATTAAACAAGTTTTAATTTTAAAAGATATCAGTAAAGCAAAACAAATTAGGTAGCTTCTCCGAAGTCTTTGCCTAAAGCAATGTCTATTACACTTGGAACCTTCAGTTTCACGCAACCCTCCATCTCTCTCACGATTTTATCTACTTGCTCTTGACTCTCAATATTAAAACACAGTTCATCATGAATTTGTAATAAAGGAGTGAACCCTAACTCATGACACGAAACAACTGCTTGTTTTGTTTGATCGGCCGCAGATCCTTGAATCAATCGGTTTAATGCTTTGTAAGTAAAAGCCCGTTTTATATTATGTGAACCATATTTTGCAGAAGCATTCTCAAAAGTTTCTGGATTATAAATACCAAAGTCTCTGGGTTGCCACATATTAAAACGACACTTACGTCCCAGTTTTGTTCTAATAATGCCTTCACTCTCAGCTTTTTTCATACACCGATCTGATAACAGTTTAACAAAAGGAACTTTTTGATTGTATTGATCAATTAAATTTTTAGCCTCCACAAACTCTAACCCTAACATATTTGCTAATTTATTTTTACCCATGCCATACATTAAACCTAATCCAATTGTCTTTGCTTGTTTTCTTTCAATACCACAAATGTCTGCAACAGTTTGGTGAAAATCTGCATCGGCATTTGCATAAGCTTCCACTAACTCTTGCGAACCTTGATACCCTTCTCCGATAGAAGCAGCATAGTGAACCACGAGCCGTGGTTCTTGTTGCGAGTAATCAAAACTACCCCACTTACATCCTTCTTCCGGTAAGAAAAGACCTCGAATCAATGGACCAAACTCTTTGTTTCTTGCCGGTAATTGTTGCAAGTTTGGACTAGACATAGACAAACGACCACTTACTGTTCCTCCAGAGTCTGAGCGCAATTGATTGATTTCGGCATGGATTCTACCTTTATGCGCAAATTTCATAATAGAATTTAAAAATGTGTTATGAAATTTATTGACCTCCCTTGCCTGGACAATCAACTTACTAATTTCATGAGGGTTATTACTCAACCAATTTTGAGTAAAACTAGGTTCTTGAGTTTTAATTGTTTTAGGATATTCAATATCTAATTTATCAAAAGCAAAACCAATTTGTCGAGCATTCCAAATATCAATGTCTTTGCCCACTAATTTTTTTATTTTTAATAAGATTGTTTTTTCTTTAGAAGAAAAATCTTTTTGTAAGATCGATGCTTTTTCTGTATCCACTCGAATACCTTTCATTCTCATTTTAATAAGTATAGGCAACAGTTTACTTTCTAAATCCCAAATAGTTTCTAAACTTTGAGAAGCAATTTCATGTTTAAAGCGTTGCCATAAAAGATACGTGAGCCGTGCATCTTGTTCTGCGTAATATCCCACATGTTCTGCCGGTAACATCCACATTTCTCCTTTTGGATCTACTCCATGCGCTTTAGCGGCTTCTCTTAAATCAGTTTCAGCTTTTAACTCTCCTAAATAATCTTTGGCTAAAGCATTCAACTTATAAGTATATCTATTCTCATCAATCAAAGCGCCTGCAATCATGGTATCAACAATCGAACCTTTAACATCTATTCCATAAGCTTGAAGCCATCCTACATCGTATTGAGCATTGTGAAATATTTTTGTGCAAGGTAGTTTACAAACATCATGCATGTAGTTTAAAACTTGTTCTTTAATTAAATTACCCCCTCCAAAATGACCGAAGGGATAATAACCCTCCCAACCTTCGGTAGCAACTGCAAACCCAATAATCTCTCCTTTTTTAGTAGCCCAACCTGCTCCTCGACCACTGTTAATCCCTTCATCTCTTGTTTCTAAATCAATTGCAATTTCTTTAGCCTCACGCAAATCTTTATACTCAATTGGCGCGGCCCAAATATTTTTTTTAAAATTAAAGTTTAATTGTAATGCTGTCATTTCTCTGCTTCTATTATAGCTAAACCAAATTCATAAACAACCTGGGGAACTATAGAGTTTCCAAGGGCTTTTATTCTGTGGACTCTATTTTTGTCCAAGTCGTAGGATATCCCATGAGGAAGCTCACGAAGTCTGCATTCAGCTTGCCACCATGTGTATTGTTCTTTAGAACTTGATTGGGTAATGTTTTGTCTCGATGGGGTCTCCAATTTGGATTGTAAGCTATATCCTTGTAGTCCCTTGCTCTTGGAGTGGGTAGCATCTCTGTCTCCAATTTGTTCACTACATCGTTTAGTTTTGCTCCGAATCGTGTCCCTGATTTCTTTCTCGTTACTGTCCAACCGCTTTTGTTTTGTTTCACTGTTTCCGGAGATGCCACTACATCCATTTGACAACTGACTGTCGGTGTTGGATACATTGTATGTGCCTCTTTCTGAACTGCATGTCGTAGAGCATAATGCAGATTGATCCCCTCTTTTTTCTTCTTCTCTGCTCTCTTCTCCCAATTCTCTATATCCTCTGCTGGATTGGTCGCTCCATCGTTGGTGTTGGGTGTTGGATACATTGCCATTGTCTGCGGAGTAGCCAATAATCCAAACTCTGTTTCTTTGGTGCCAAGCACCTTTGCCTGAAGCTGGAATAACGAAACATTGGACTTCGAAACCTTCACTTTCCAAGTCATTGTGCACCTGTCGGAGAACCATGCCGTTCTCGATGTTAATAATACCTTGCACATTTTCCCCAATAACCCACCTTGGTTTAACCTCGGAAATGACTCGAAACATTTCTGGCCAGAGATAGCGCTCGTCACTTGTTCCTTTTTGTTTTCCTGCTTGACTGAACCCTTGACATGGGAACCCTCCAGTAACGACATCTGCTTTAATTTCTTTTCCATTGATACTCCTTATATCTTCATATATTTTAATATTAGGAAAATTTTTTGCCAATACTTTTTGACAAAATTTATCCATCTCACAAAATCCAACAGTCTCAAAATGACCGGTAGATTCTAAACCATAACTGAAACCACCAATACCAGCAAACAAATCTAACACTTTAAGTTTCACTTGAATAATCTCTTTCTTTGATAAACTCTAAGTAATGAATTGCTTTATCAATATCTGCTGCTCCTTTGCCAGTAGGCTTATCATGCCTACATGTATATTTTATAACATTACCCTCTGCAAACAATAATTTATTTTCATTTATAAATTTAACAGGTTGTATTTTTAATAATTTGTAGTGTGCACTACCCTTTTTGTATAGGCTCATAGTTTTCCTTTATTTCATTTAATAATTGATCGTAAGAGAGTTTTGTTTTGTCTTCATCAAACTCTATTGTAAATAAGTATCGAGTCTCTGATAGGTTAACAACCATGTGATCCATTTGATTATTAAATAAATATCGAGCCCCTCGTATATATTTTAATTCAGTAAAAAAATGCGCTACTTCCTCACTATCTCTAAATAAACAATGACTGTCACCTAAATTATAGTCAATTAAATGATTAATACACACTCCACGCATAGAATCTTTATGCCAGTTATAAACAGTGTTTGGTGGTAGTCTTAATATACCTCCTGTAAAAGTATGCTCCTCATAAAGCCATTCATAAAAAGGATCTTTTGTAATGATGTTAGGAAACACACGAACTGCGTCAAAATTATAATATTTAATCCATTGTGTTTTAGGGTTTTTAATTATCTTTATAAACTTAGGTTCATAATAATCGTTAAAAGGTAATTTACAAAAATATTTATTCATGCGCTTTCCCTTAAGTAAGTAAAATAATCTTTGCCTATTGGATAATTGTATCTGTGGTCTGTACTCAATATATGCAAAGTATCCCTCGCTCTGGTAACTCCAGTATAGTATACCCTTTTTTCGTCAGACTGTTCAAGTGTGTTTTTGTGAGAAAAGGAGGCAGGCCAATTTGTTTTTGAATAAATTAAAACATTGTCGGCTTCACCACCTTTTACGGAATGAATAGTATCAATCACAATAGAAGGTATTTGATCTAAAGTTTTTTGACCATATCTTTGTAGTAAACGTGTAAAATAAACAGTTTGTTCTGGTTTAAAATTTCTTTTTAATATCTTCCACCAAGGCTCTCTTTGAAATTCATCTGTAACATCTAAACCCATCCATTCTTTCAACTCTTTAAAATTAAACATATCTTCTCTAGGAATATCTTGCCAAAATTTAGGAGTTCTAAATTTTAAATCCTTTAACTGCCTAATGTACCTATACATATTTTCAGCTTGATCCCTTGTAATTTTTTTGTTGTTGGCTAAAACAGTCCATGCTTTTATACTTTGCCATTGTTTAGAATCAAAAGATTTATTTCCTTTATTATCCGCATAATATAAACCCAAACTTTTTGCAGCCATTTTTAATTCAAGAACTGTAGAATGTACTCTACCTAAAAGATACCAAGAACCTTTTAACTTAGTAAAGGGAACTTCATTAAAGTTTAGATATCTTTTGACATATCCTTTCTTGTTTAAATACTCATAATCTTTTTTAACACTATCTAATATACCCCTTCTAATAATTTGAGAAAAGTGATGAATTTGTTTTCCAAACCTTCTTGTTTTTCTTAAAATAACTTTTCTACCCGGAAAGTAAGTTGTAAAATATTTTGGATCTGCCCCATTCCATTTGTAAATACCTTGATCATCATCCCCGGCTAAATAAATTCTTTTTACTTTATCTGACATTTTATAAATTACAGACCATTGTAATGGAGTAAAATCTTGAGCTTCATCTAAAATTAAAACCTCTAAAGACGGAAAGTCAACTTCGTTAATAGTTCTCTCAATCATGTCAGTAAAATCTATAAAAGAGTCTTTTTTGTAATGTTCATAAGTATCTATTTTTCGTAGGAAAATATCCATATTGTCTTTTTTGTAAGACTCTTGTTTATAAATAAGTTTTGGATCTTGCAACATGTTCCTAGCTTTGTCGTAGACACCTAAAGACCAATCTTTATATAAAAACCCATCTTCTGATAATCTACTATCAGAACCTTTAATAATTTTTGCTTGTAAGGCATAATCTAACATACAGTTCTTTGGATCAAAGACTTCTTCATCAAAGTATCTTCTACAATATTTGTGAAGGGTCTTGAACCGAGCAAAGTCATCCTCAGTGTATTGAGTAAAGGTAGCTAATGCTCTGTCCATTGCAGTATTAACAGCTTTATTTGTAAATGAAATAAAAGCAATATCTTTTGGATGAACTCCTTTTTTTAAGTACCCTTTTAAAACTCTTTCAATTAAAGTATAAGTTTTGCCTGTTCCTGGTGGACCAAAAATTTTAATTGTTTTGTGGTGTAGAACTTTTTGCTTTAAATTTTCCATGATAATCTTCATCCATTTCGCTTATTTCGTCTTTAGCTATAGTTTTTTTAATAGATTGATGGTTTACAAATTCTGGCATATCTACAAACCAAACATTCTTTTCACCCTCTTTATAATCTGCCCTTTCACATCCTAACATACGAAGCGCATCGGCAGTAGTATTGAAGGTCCGAGAGGCGTGTTTCTTTAAAAACCTATCTAAAGTCAATTTTTTAAAATAACATATATTACTCTTAGAATCTAAGACTACATACCCATCTTTTAACTTATCAAATTTATCTTGTTCAATATGCGATTCAAAAAAATCTTTTAAAACCATATAACGCTCTTCCTCAATAGTATCTACATATTGATGATCTTTTGATTCCTCGGCTTTTTCTACTATTGATTTCATTAATAGTTCAAAAGGACTTGGGCCTTTCCTTGGTTTAGGCAAGGTCAACCAGTACAGTCTATGCTTTAATAGTCTTACCCTAAATGATTTTTCATCTTTCATGTCTTCTGGAGTTACTGTAATTCGAACTCCTTTGAAGTCAAACTCATACCACACATTTTTAGTATCTTGGATATAACTGATTTTATCAAAAGCGCTAATAATTTCTGGAACAGCTTCACCAATACCTAACCTTCTGGATTTACATAATTCTTTATTACAAATTGGATTATACTCTGGGTGTTTAGGAGGACACTGAAATTGATAGCCTCCTTTGTGAACTGATTTAGCTAATTGAATTACTTCATTATTATCCAAGGGTTTATTAAATATCTGGCGATTACGTTCTTTACCTACTTCTTCTAAATTCTGTACTGTCAATGTACTGTTTTTTTTCATTTCTAAAACAAGAACATTAAACAAAAAATTATTTCTATTGTTGCCGGACCAACCCTCTTGAATTAATTTTTGCACACATGGAGGGTAATGACTCCATTCACTTTCTGCCTCATACTCTTTGACCTTCAAACTAAAAAAATCTTTAGGTTTAATTTTTTTTTCTGCAGCTAATTCAATAAAACGACCGACCATAATTGGTGTATTGTTATTATCAAAACCAAATTCCATTGAAGCATTCATGTTGTGGTAAGGCATATTTACGGCTTTATTACACGGAAACAATTCTTGCGCTAAAAAATATTGTTCGTTTATCTCTGATAATTTTTTTAATACTTTTTCACATTCAGCTTTTTCTGTAAAAAAAACAAAAATATGCAACCCTCCAGATTTAGACTTTACTGGAATAAACGGCAGAGTATATTTATTAATTATCTCAACATATTTTTTTTCTGAATAATCTTTATAATTATTTGGATCTACATCAATACATGCCCACTTGCACATACCCTCTATTTCTGGGCGCAAACCTAATCTTAAACTTCCCTCTAAATGTTGTTTCCAAATGTCTGCATTCACAGATTCGTGCACAGTAACATAGTTGGCATTTCGTTTTCCTCTCTCGTCATCCTCGCCAGTTAGCGAGGATTTGAGATAGCGTGACGAATCACCTTCAAACAACTCTAACAGTTGCTTGTGCATTTAAAAAGGAACGTCTTCTTTTATCGGTGCTTTGGTTTGTGTTTTTTCATCTTTAAAATCCACTTTACCAAAAATATCAGATTCCATAGCACTCTCATAAAAACTTTTCGTAAGTTTTAAAATACCAGAATGCTCTGGTTTATCTAAATAAGAATCAAAAGCCACAGACCATCCTGGCCAGTTGCCTTTTGAGTTAGATTCTTGAACAGTTCCTAATCTGTATACTGTTGCCCAAGAAGGTGGTGTAAAAAAACCTTTTTTGCCTTCAAGTCTCCTACTTTGCATCATTGAATTCCAAAGTTTAGATTTCTTTTTTTGTGTAGACTTCATTGTAATTAAAGCTTGTTCAATTGGTGTATAATTTTTATCCAATATATAAACAAAGTGATTACCAGTGTCTTCTACATAATTACCATTTTGTAAACGATCTCTTCCATCATCTCCTCTTTGAGTTTGATTTATAATAGAGGCATCTCTATGTATTTGAATAGGTCTGCCTGGACTATCTCCTCGATCTGCCCATTCGTTAAAGGTATTCATATACAAACAAGGCACCACTAAAACACCTTCGTTACCTCTGTATAAAGAGTTTGTTATTTCATTGTATATATCTCCTTGTTTTGCTTTTTCATTATATTTTGCATCACTTGGATTTAACACTGGAGAGTTGCTGCTTAATAGTTTAAGTATTGGCAACTTTGTATCTCTAGCTGTAATATATTCTTGCCCTTGACCGGAAAACTCTTCTAAGCTTACTGATTGAGGCAAGGTTTGTTTTTTATTTGCTACTTGGTTCATTGTTAGTCCTTTCTTGTTATTTTAGTTTTGTTAGCAACATATACCCCAAATAGATCCATTGGCATTTCTTGACCCCCTTGTATTTGTTCTCTTACAAATGCTTTAAGAGTCATTGGTTCCACTTTTTCTTTTTGAGATACATTATGTCCTTTACTTCTTAAATCTTGTACAAGTGATTTAGCCACATTGTCTTCAGATTTTCCAAACGATAAAGTAACATTATTTTTTATTAAATCCCCATATCCTTTACCTCTTAGCCAATTAAAAGCTTCTTCGGTTCTAGATGTAGGAATTTTAGCGGCATAAAAAGGTTTAACTTCAACGGCAGAGCCGTCTGAAAGTTTCAACATACTTATACCAGATTGTTGCATCAAGTTAGGAATAACTTGCTCAGAAAGATTTCGCTCTGTGTCTTCTAGCTTTGCCAGATTTTCTTTACACTTCACAATTTGTTTCTGAGTATCCAATAACTTGTTGCAAGATTGAGCTATATCCGAAGATAAGCCCGTGTCCACTTTGATACTAGCGGATTCTGCTTCTAAGTCCATAAGACCTCCTTTTCATTTTAGAGATTAATTTTTTTTCTTTACATTGTCAAATAAAAAATTTAAGATGTCATCAATCGTGATAAGATATGCAGAAATACACATATAAAACAAAACCTTTTGAACATCAAAGAACAGCTCTTATACAAGGAGCAGAAAAAAAACTGTTTGGATATTTTATGGAAATGGGCACAGGTAAAACAAAAGTCTGTATTGACAACATGACTTATTTGTACCAAACAAAAAAGATAAATTTAGTATTAGTAATTGCTCCAAACTCAGTGTATTTTAATTGGAAAACTGAAATACAAACTCATTGCCCAGAAGACGTTTATGTACATACATATAAAAAAGATAAAAAATTTGAGTTTAAAAAAGACCAATTAAATTTTTTTTTAATTAATGTGGAGGCTTTTTCGCACTCATCAGGAGTTAAAATTGTTAAACAATTAACAGATCAATTTTGTAAAACAATGGCCATAGTCATAGATGAATCTACAACTATAAAGAATAGGTCAGCCAAAAGAACAAAAAATATAATCCAGCTATCCACAAAAGTACCTTACAAAAGAATTTTAACAGGCTCTCCAATTACTAAATCTCCTTTAGACCTTTATAGCCAATGTGGATTTTTATGTCCATCTTTATTAGGATTTACTAATTTTTATGTATTTAGAGCAAGATATTCTATTATGAAAACCATTCAAGTTGGAGGTAACAAAAATTTGATGATACCCTTATACTATACCAATTTAGACGAGTTAGAAAATAAAATAAAAGGGTTTACATACAGAGTAAAAAAAGAAGATTGTTTAGATTTACCTGCAAAAATATATCAAAAAAGGTTGATTAATCTATCTAAACAACAACAAGAAAATTATGATGAATTAAAACAATATGCAAGAACTATTATTGAAGATGAAGAAGCTTCTTATAATAATAAGTTAACAGAAATAATTAAATTACAACAAGTTTGTAATGGTTTTATTACCACAGATGAAGGAGAAATTAAAGAATTAAGCAATGCTAAATTAACAGAATTGTTAAATATATTAGAAGAAATAGACGGAAAAGTTATAATTTGGGCAAACTATATTTATAATATAGAACAAATTATTAATACTTTAAAAAAAAAATATGGGGAAAGAAGTACAGTTGCTATATACGGAGCTGTTTCTGTAGAGGCAAGAAACTCTGCTGTAATTAATTTTCAAGAAAATAAAAATGTTAAGTTTTTTGTAGGCAACCCCACTACTGGAGGTTACGGATTAAATTTAACTCAAGCAAATTATGTAGTATATTTTAGTAATTCCTATAATCTTGAGGTAAGACAACAATCTGAAGATAGAGCCCATAGGATAGGTCAAACAAAAAATGTTACTTATATAGATATTGTTGCAAACAAAACAATAGATGAATTTATTTTAAAAGTTTTAAATAACAAATTAAAAATTAGTGCTCAAACACTTGGTGAAGAAGTTTCCCAGTTTTTATGAAACTCATACACTTTTGTAAACCATTTATCTTGATATTCTTTTAAAAGATCATCGCTAATTACAAACTTTTGAAACAACAAATCTTTTGTACAGACAAAAACAACACCTTGATATATGTTTTCAAAACATAATTTATGAGCCAAAGAATAAGCAGCAAGTTGATAATAATAATCTTCAATCCACTCTTCTCTTTTAGGTTTATTAGATTGTTTAAAATCCATAATACTTGGTTTACCATCATACACACCAATTAAATCTGCAGTGCCTGCCCATTGTGTGTCAAAATGTAAGTTTATTTCAGTGCCCCATACCTCTGATAGTTTTCCTAAATTTTCTACTATAGTATGCGCCATCATTCTTGGTAAGATACCTTGTTGAGATAAATTTAAATACCCTTTACCTTGGCAATACTGTTCAAGAATGTAATGCATTTCAGTGCCACGAGTTGCAGCTTGAGTCGTGATTCGTGCGGCTTCTTGATATCCGACACGTTCTCTCCACCGATCTAACCCTGCTTTTTTTTCTTCGCTTTGGGTTTCTCTAAGTATTGTGGTAACAGAAGGGACTTTGGATTGTCCAATATTATATGTTCTGGGGCCTTCGTTGTCGTTTTTTGTATAGTCGGTGTAATTGTGTCTTTTAACAATTTTAAACGCATTGATTTTAAATTCGGAGTCATTTCTCTGTATTTTCATCGTTATATAAATTATCAAAAGTTGTTTCCCAATCCATGTAACTATCATCTTTTTCCGCTGAATGTAACCATTGTGATGGAATAAAATCTGGAGCGCCTTTTCCAGTCACCCACATTGCTGGACTGGTAACTCTGACTCTGTTATTAGGTAATGCAACAATAGCGCCTTTGTACTTACCATCAGTGAGTTCAAGAATGTGAGACTGTTTGTGTTGTGCCGGATCATCAGCTATTTCTGTACCAGTATAATCCACAGTCATATAATATTTACCTTTGTAAAATTCACCATCCACTTTACACAACCACGGACTAGAACTTGTTCTGTCTAATGCCATGACTTCGAAGTTTCGGGAACTACAGTCCCAAGGTTGCGCAAAGTGGGTAGGTAGGGGAGGGGGCATTTCTTCTAAGGGCTCATCTGCGATTAGTGCAGTTATTGGAATTCTTGCCCACATGGCCCCACCATGTGGGTTTTCTAGTCTATTCTCTTCGTCTTCACATCCAGTAAATATTACTTGAAAACTTAAACACCGGTCAGGTATAGAAGTAACGGCCACAGCTAAACCATGTAAATATTCTCCGTGATACTTGCGATGGTTATGTGTAAACTCTTTTCTTACCCAACATTTAAAATAAGGTATGTTACTAATTAAATGTGACACACCCTAATATTAATTACTAGGAATGCAAAATCAAGTTATTTTTTTTTCTTTGTAAACAAAGCAGGGCCAGGTGGTGTTTTCTTACCAGTCTTTTTTCCAAGAGTATATCCCATAGTTTTAGCCGCTAATCTTAAATCACTTAAACTAAGACGACCTCCTTCTTCTCTTGCTCTTGCTGTTTGCATAGCTTTCTTCATTATGGCGCCTTTTGAATAGCCTTTTGCCATTTTACCACCTTTGGCTTTCATCATTTTTGTTCCACCTTTAGCATAGCCTTTAGCCATCTTGCCTTTTTTAGCTTTCATCATTTTAGTGCCACCTTTAGAGTAGCCTTTTGATTTCATCATAATTTTATCCTTGTATTAATTAATAGTAATTATAGTATATTAGGTTTATGGTAGAAGTAAATCCAGTTCAATTATATAATAATGTTGTTGAAGAACAACTTTGTTTAAAATTAATTAAAATCGTAAACTTACTGGCCACAAAAAAATTAGGATTGGGGCAAAAAGATTTTAAAAACAAAAAACAAAGAAATGTCTATGGATATTCATTAAACTTACAAAATGAAAACGATTTAAAAATTGTTAATTTAGTATCCACACAAATCTATCAATGTCTTCTTGATTATAAAAAAAAATTTGCAGAATTAGTATTGAATGATGTAAGTCAAGTAGATTTACTTAAATATGAAAAGGGAGGTCATTATGTCAAACATATTGACCAAGATCATGCAATGAATAGAATTTTATCGTTTATCATAAATTTAAACGAAGGCTATGAAGGAGGAGAAGTTTGTTTTTATAACCCACAAACAAGCAAACCTTTACGACCGATTCCTTTAGAAGTAGGAGATATTTTGTTTTTTCCTAGTAATTTTTTATATCCTCATGCGATTCTACCTATAAAACATAGAACACGTTTTTCTATTGTAGGATGGCTAAATTAGCGGTGACCTAAGAGTCATCTGACCCTTTAGATGGCTCTCCTGAAGGCTCTGAGGGCTTCGTTTTTTTGTCATAAATACGATGATAAAGCCATTTTAAGTTAGATTTGATAAAAGTTCTAAATGCTTTTTTTATATAATATTTTGCGATACGAATAGGAATTAATAGAGGTGTAGTCAACACATCAAACAAAAGTAAAATCATATCTACACTAAAATCAATTACATTGTCCGCATCAGAAAAGCGTTGTTTTAAATCCTTTACAAATTTCATGACAATAAATTAGTTAAATCAATATATGCAGATACATCAATAATTATCTCTACTATATGTAAAGATATTTCTATTAACAATAAGGCTATTATAATTTTATAATTCATGTTGCAAAATAATAATGATAAATGTTAAATGCAAGGCCTCCTACAATAATTACACCTAACAAAGTAAAGGTACCAACACTTATTGCTTTAATTAATTGTCTTCTTTCACGTTCTGCTTTTAATTTAGCTTCTCTTCTTTTTTTTCGTACTTCTACTCTGATAGCTTGAAACTGTTGCCACATGTTGTAATTACCATGCAACATAATCATTTCTCTTAATGCGTTCTCCATATCATCAACTTGTTTTTTTGCTAGAAAGGTATCTAAAGCTTCCTCACTGGCGCTCGTGAAGCGTGATGCTTTTTTCTTCATATGGGATTCATGCACACCATCAATGCCATTACAAAATTTAAGTAAATCTTTGTACATGTGATTTAAGTCCTTGCCTATGGCAATTCCTTTTTTCACTGTCTCAAATGACGCTATGGCTAGAGTTAATGGATCCATGTGTCCATTTTACAACGAATTAGAGAGAGAATAAACCTACTAGGGTCAAGATTATTGTCATCATACCTCCGAGCATCCAAAACAACAATTTATCTACTTTACTTCCAATCTTATCAATGTCCTTATGCATGTGAGCTAGGTGATTATCTTTTATAGTTCTAATTTCACGTTTGCATCCTTCGATGTGTCCGTACAATGCAACTATATGTTCTTTAGTTGTTTTAGGTTCTGCCATTTTGACCTCTTTGTGCAATAAGTTGTCCAAGATTATCCCCTTCAAATAAACCGGCATATTTTGCGGCTTTTTGTTCTGGCGGTAAACTTGCGATCCCCATACCTTCAGTAGGAGCCGGCATAGAAGAACTTGCCATTACTGGTTGTTGAACCACTGGTTCTTGAGCCGTGGGTGGTGGCGTTTGTTCTGCAAATATATTTACATCTGGCGAAGTCAGAGATTCTATTTTAGTTTGGGGTTTTACAACTATTTCAGGAACTTTTAGAGGAACAGTATCTAAATCTTTCATGCTCTCAAATTCATCCTCTGGATCAATCTCATAATCTACTTTAAAAGGTAGACCTAAAGAAATATTCATAGCTTTTTTAAATGCCTCTGACCTAACAGGTTTACCCGCCGCCTCTAAATATATATCAAGTAATTTTGGATTAGTCATCATATCTGCCATTCTTTCATCCATAGCCAGTCCAGCATATTTTAAGATTGATGTAAAAACTTTACCTTCACGACTTAAAGGCCTAAATAGTATACCCCTTGCCATATCAATAGCATATTGAGGAATTTCTGCCGCGGTTGTGCTTTTAGGAGCGCCCTTTTGTATACGAGATCGAGTCATTATCTGTGAGGCTTTTCTTACTTTTTCTAAATTTTTTAAATATTTTCTTCCCTCTTTATCATTAAAAATATATTTTAAGGTTTCTCCAAATCCATCGTCTTTATCTAAAAATTTATTTAAATCAGCAACACCTTTAACAGTCATATTACCTCTTTCGTCAATTAAAGTTTTATAAACTTGTTGCACAACTTTATTTTTTAGTTCGGCTTTTACCTCTGGAGAGTCTTGCAAAATTGACATGACCTTACTTGCTTGAGTTGGATTATTTTTATCCATCAAATAATCATAAACCTGGGAAGGTTTTTTAGATAAAAGCTGTCCTTTTGTTGACTTTTCAAGATTTTTTAAAACTCTTTCTGATTTAACTTTTTTTAATTGGTTTACTTTTGTTAGATCACCTAATGAATTTATTCTTGCATAATCTGCCTCACCAAAAAATTTTCGTAAGGCATACCCATAACCCTCTTCATCATCCATAAAACTTTTGTGTGCTTTTGGATTTGGTAAACCAGTGTCAGCATTAATTACTTCTCTACGATATTTACTTTCAATAGCATCTCTTACAATATCTAAAGTCTCTGGTCTTCTTTCTAAAACCTGATAAGTCAAGTCAACATTTGTTCTATCTGCTTTTTCTGTTCCCTTTTTAAAAACTTGTTTAAAAACATCTTCATCACCTATTTTAACAGTACCCTCTCCAATTTGAACAACATCCGCTAAACTACCCATAAAATCTTTGTTAAATTTTTCATATTTTTTAGAAAGGTCTATATATTCTTGAAGCCAAGGATCATTATCTCCAAGTTGATTTTTTAGTTCTTTTTTATATGCTTCAATTAGATTGTTTGGATAGCCTTCTATTTTATAAAAATCCCCATCTCTTCGCATTAGTGATGTAATTGTTTTTTTCATTGTATCTAGAGTTCTTACTCCAGAATCCCCTTTACCAATTTTTCTCATAGGATCTTTTAAAAGTTCATTTATTGAGGACTCTGGAACATCATTGGCGATTAATTTATCTTTTAATTCTTTGTAAGCCGTCATAACTGGTCCATTTTCTTCAATTTTAATTTTTCTGGCTTTTCCTAATTCAAACAAATTTGCATATTCGGCAGTTATATTTTGTTTTTCTGTTTTGTATAAATCTTTTACAATTGAACTTATTTCAACACCCGCAGCTTTTGTGTCTCCTGATTTCAAATTTAAAACTTTATTTGTCAAATTTATATCAGTATCTTCCATAGTTTTTATTGCAAGTTTTCTACGAGGGTTTAATCTTTTTTCAACTACGCCTTGAATTAATTTACCAATTTTTTCTTTATGCAAAGGACTGGTTTGCATATAATCTGAAAACCCTAAATTTTTTGCTTGTAACATTAAATATGCTTTGAGGGCTTCTGCTCTTTCTTCGTTAAAAGTATCTAAGCGACCTTGAAAACCATAGTTTTCATTATCTTCAAATCTTTTTTGTTTTCTTAATTGTTTAGGGTCATTTATAGCCTCGCCTAAAGAAAACTTTAAGTTTTGTTTTACTTTTCCTAACTTCAATGTTTCATTCATATCTTTAACTAAATCATTAGCTTCTTCAGTAGACATTTTTTTTTTCTTTATCTCGTTAACAATTTTAGGATCAATTCTATTGCCTTTAACGATATTTTTTATAAGGCCAAAAGTCTTTTCCATACCTAAACCAGAACTTGTAACAATTGCATTTAAGTTATCAAATTTTCCTTGTTTCTTTAAAGCATCCGTCCAATTTTCGTAATCGTTACCTTCGTCATCTTTGTTAATACCATATAATCTGTTGCCTAAATAAACTCTTGTGGCATCTCCAAATGCCGTACCATATCCAGAACCCAAACCTGCGCCCATTAATTCGCCAAATCCCGGACTTATCATGTTAGTTCCTAAACCTGCTAGTGTTCCCAAAAATGCACCAGAACCGCCTGCACGATCATAACCTGTAGCTCCTCCTAAAGCTGCTGCTCCAATTCCAGTTCTACCTAAAACTGCGCCCATAAATGCCCCTACAGCATCAGGAATTAAAACTAAAGCATTTCCTCCTTGTTCTGCAATATCTTCCATACCAAAAGAAGAAGGTGGATCCACTAAAGTTTTCAAACCAGTTTCTGGATTATTAAAAACTAATTCTCCGACTACATCATCCATATAAGTTTTAGTTCCCTTACCATATTTTGCTTCTAAAACTCTATCTACACCATCAATACCATCTTGATCAGTAACACCTAAAGTTTTAGCAAAATTAGCAGAAGCGGCACCTTCATATACATCTGTGCCATAACCATATTTGTCTGCTATTTCTTTAACAGTATATTCTGGACTTAGCTGACTTTGAGTATCTAAAAATTCTGTAGGTGAATACGGAATATTTTCTTTAACTCCTCTTGGTTTACTTATAAAAATATCAAAAAATTCATTAAAAGTTTTTTTAGTTTTTCGTGGCATATCAACAATTCGTTGTTCATCCCCTATTCCCATTTTTTTTTTATAGGGGCTTTGTATTTGTTTATACACAAATTCAGCTAATTGAAAGTCATTCATGTTTTGAATTTCAGGTATATCCTTACTAAAAGTTTCAATATACTTTTGTTGATTCGACAAAGGCCCTGATGGGTCAAACTCAAGATAAAAATCTAAATAATCAGTATTTGGATCATCTATTTTTTCAAGCTCGTATAAATAATTTGTAAGGTTGTGCCTTTTAATACCTTTAAATTTTTCATTGACTTGATAAGCTTGATCTGTATTTTTATAAATGTTATATCGGTTATCGCCTAGTATAGCTCGTCTACCCGCAGAAATGCTTTCTTTTAACGAATCTTTAATTCCTAAACTTTCTAAATTTTTTTGTGTTGCTTTGGTCATAATTTTTTTTATTCAGGGCTAGGGGGTTCAGGGCTAGGGGGTTTAGGGTTTCCTTGGTTTTCAAAAGTTTCTCCTTCATATTTCTTTATATAGAAGGGTTGGGCTTGCTTGTACAATTCAAGACTTTCGTTAAAAAATTGATACTGCTCTGGAAGTGTATCAGTGTTCATAGTTCTTTTAAAACTGTCTACTCCAAATTGTATATCATTCATTATAGACTCAGCTAATTTTTGTCTTAGGTTTGAATCACTTGATACGTTACCAATTGATTGCATAGCCGCTTGTATATCACTAACAGAAAAACGGCCTCCTTCCTCTCTTGCTTTCGCTTTTGCATAAGCCAATTCAATAATCAAAGATTGTAAACCCGCATCTTTATTTGAAAATTCTTCATTAAATGCTGCTATTGTTATTCTGTCACCATTCTCAGATACAAAAGACCCTTGTGGATTCTTTTCCATATTTTTTAGTTGTTCTTTCATTGCATTCATTTCATAAGCATACCTGTTATTATACATACGCCTTGATCTATCGCCTAAACTATTAGCAACAAATTTAAATGTATCTTCAATTGTTTGTGTAACCACTCCTGCCGCTCCTCCCCTAGCACCTTCTTTTATATACCCTAATGCTTTCAAACCTAGTTGGTCTAAACGCGCAACTTTTTCTAATTTTGCAGTTTCTTGAGTTAGTAATTTTCTTTGAGCTTCAGTTTCTTTTAATTCCATGGCAAGTTTATTTCTTAATACAATATTATCTTCACTTGCATTAGGTGCTAATTCATATTTTCTAACGTACTGGGTATCTTCAGCTGCCAAATCTTGGTCAAGAAAAAATTCATTTTTTGTTATTTGATCTCTTTGGTTTGTTTTCTTATTAAGCACATTTACAGTACCCAAAAAATTTTCATGTCTTATCGGATCAAAATCTTCTTTTCGAATTGTATCCACGACAATTTTGCCATCTTTTCGAAGAACAATATCCATAGTGCCTTTTTCTTCAGTTTTAGGTTTTGTCATAGTTGTTGGATCGTATTGATCTTCATAAATTCTAACATTTTTGCCTTTACCATCCTCTGCTTTTGAATCAAATACCCACAATTTTTTTCCTCTATTGTCTTTTGCTTTTGCCGCTTCTAATTCTGCTTCAACTTCCTTAGTTTTTCCGTAAAGAGTAGCAAAATTTCCAACACCTTCTGTAAAACCACTTGTTAAGGTAGCTCCAGGAGTTCCCAAAGATTTTGCTAACATACCTGCAAATATTCCAAATTTTTCACTTTGACTAAATAAACCTGTCTGTTCAGCTTCTTTTTTTTTATTTTCTAAAACTTTAATTCTGTCAATTTTATCTTCTGTTTTTAACTTTTGTATTCTTTGATCTATAAAATTTTGATTTACTGGTGGTTTAATTTGTTCATTTTTTATATTAGAAATACCAGCATTTAAATTTTGTATAACTTCTTTATCTTTTTGTTTCGCCTTACTTTCATCATAGCCTCTTATGACTTCTTTTTTTACATTTTCTTCACTAAATATTTCTTTGTCTATAGCGTTTTGCATTATATTTACATATCCTGGAACTTTAGAAATAGGGTCAACATCTTTTCTTTCAACTTGTTCTCTATAATCTGCCTCTGATTTTAAATTATTTGGATTTGGGCCTCCAGCTAATTGGGTTATGCCCCCTGGAGATCGTTGTCTTGCAATCTCTTTAAAATCTAAAATAGCACCCGTTCTAAACCCTAAAGGTTTATGTGTTTGTAATGCTTTTTGTCTAAATAATTTTCTTGATAATATAGGATCCATATCATTACCCCATAGGTTTTAATAAATTATAGGCGGCATAAGCTCCTAAACCAGTTGAGGCGGCTTGGGCTAATGGATTAACGGCAGGTCCAGTTCCCGCAGTAACTTGAGAAGCGGCTGTTGGTAGAGCCGTCATAATACCTTTTTGAAACTCTATTCTTTGATAAGGTTCATAGGCTCTTGCTACATCTGTTTGTCTTTGTGCGGTTAAGGCTTGTTGCGCTAACTGTTGTTGCGCTCCCCCAGCTTGTAAAGCCGTTTGAGCGTCTTGCACATTCATACCTTGTTGTTGTGCGCCCATTCTAGCCAACTGCTCACCTACAGCTAAACCTGTTTGAGTTTGAAACTTTTGTTGATCTTGTGCGGCACCAAGGGCTTGAGTAAAACCTTGTTGTTGCGCCAAACCAATTTGTTGTAAACGTGCTCTTTCTGCTTCGGCTTGTTGAATACCTTCTCGACCTCCACCAAAAGCATTTGCATCAATAGCTTGAGCAGCTAATTGATTCTGCCCAATCGCGGCTTGTCTGTTTATTTCATCAGTGACATACGATTGATAAGGGTTTAAAAAACTTGTAATGTCCGGTAATTGAGCCGCTCCAGTTTGAGCCCCTAACACAGAACCAATGCCAGAAGTAAGAGTTGGTTGACCCACTCCTATTTGACCCGCTTGAGTAAAAGCTTGTTGTTGTAAAGGAGAAGGACCTGCAACTTGATAAGCTGGAACTTCAACAGGTGTTCTGGATAACGCTAAAGCCTCATCGTATAAAGATAATTTTCTGGACTCAATATCTGGAGCTTCTCTTGAAATTGTGGTTTGTGTTCCAGTTGATGAACTTGGAGCCGGGGCAGGAGCAGGGCCTCCGCCGCCACCACCACCAAAATATCCTTTAAGACCAGTTTTTTTATTGACTTTACCAGTACCTCCAACAGATTTAAGTAAACTTATTTCATAAGCATTGACATGAGCTAATTCTCTATCTTCTTCTTCACCTTGATCACCGATGTCTCTATACAAAGCATCATACAATGCAATCTTTAATTTTATTGGGAGTAATTTAAGTAGCCATTTCATAAAAATATCCAGTTAGTTTAAAATTTAAATCATTATCGTGTATCACTTTTTCCCATCCTTTTCTTCCTAATAGTTCTAAGTGAGAACAGTTTTTTTGTTTTGCTAAATCAATAAAAAAATCTTGTATCTCTTTAACATGTTTTATAACTTTACTGCCTCCACAAATCAATATTAACAAACATTCCGTTGCTGGATAATACAAATGCTGTGTTACATAAACTGCTTTAATATTATCCTCTTCTTTTATCAAAAACATTTCCATACTACCTTGTTTCACACATGTGTTTACTGTTTTTGCAGTATGTCTGCCGTTTGATAATTTTACTGTCTCCTCTATCCAATCTTCCACAAAAGGCCAATAAGTATTGACAAACTGTGGATCTACTTTTTTTATCTTCATTAAGTAACTAAATCATAAATTCTTTTTAATTTTGCTTGTTGATCATAAAAAAAAGCAGCACCTTTTTTTCTCATATCTTTAAAATCTTCTGGATTTGCCCCTGCCATGATCCCTGCACCGAGGATCGCGTCTGCTCTAGAAACAAACTCGCCATCTGCTAATTGAGCCAACATTGTATCCTCATCTTTATCTCCATTACCTGTACCATCTTCAACATATCCTTCTGCTCTTACATAATTATTTCCGTCTTTTTCATCATGATCTAGTTTACTGGGTAAATAATTTACACCTCCTTCTTTAAAACGAGGAATCGTAACGATGCCTCCTTCTTTTGCCGCCATCATACTTGGTGAACTATAAATATCATCATCTTCTTTTTCAGCATAAGGATCGTCAGCAAACCCTCCAGTATCTGTATCGTCATACTCCGCTCTTTCTCCAAGTCCTTTTACGGCTGCTTGTTGAGCTATTAAAGCATTTTCATAATCTGCGTCAGAATATCCTTGAGGAACGGCTGCTTGTTGAGCATTAGGTTGACTCAAAGCACTTACTCCAGCTGCACCTATTCCAAGAGCCATGCCCTTATTGTCTTTAATAATTTGAGGAATGTTTTCAGTAATACCACTAAACATTCCAGGGTCTACTGGGTTCACTGGGCTTACTTGTGGGGAAGATACTACCGGTCTTGAAATTAACTTTCCCCCTTCAACTAGATACTGCCCACCTAAACCTGCACCTCCTTGAGCAATTGGTAAAGTCGCACCGGCGGATGGGGCTAAAATTGCACCTCCTGTGCCACCAATAGCACCACCAGCTCCAGCGGCTGAAGGAAACAATCCACCCGCACCAGCTGCAAGATTACCCGTAGTTCCCGCCGTAGTTGCCCCAGCTATGAAAGGATTTGTTGCTGCTTGAATTGCCGCCAGTTCCGTGGCAGCCGTTGTACCACCGGCTAATGCACTGTTTGATGCTGTGGTCCCAACCAAAGTACCCCCTGCGGTAGCAGTTCCACCTGCTAATAATGCAGAAATACCCGCACCACCTGCGAAACCAAGTAGACCATATTTAATAGCATTTCGTGTAGATGAACCCGTTAGTTTTGCAATACCAAAAGCACCAATACCAATTGCCGCACCAATAAGAAAGGGATTATATTGTTTTAGCCCAGTGCGATGATGTAAAGTTCCTGCACCTCCGATGCTTTTTAAAAAACTTTGTTCATAAGAAGATAAGAAAGCAAGTTCTGTGTCCCCACAGATACCATAACTTGAAATGTCCCTATATAATTTTTTGTAAATCCAATTTTTAATTGGTTTGGGAATGAGTTTAAGAACCCATTTGAACATATGTTTCTCCTTAGTAATTACTAAAGTATATTCTACCCTTGATCCGTGGTGTTTTCAACCTCTAGGTTGGTCATTTCGTCATATAGTCTTCCTTTGTATTGATAGTCCCCCACATGTGTTATGTAACTCATGATGTAACAATATAGTTTACCTCCTATATCAGACCATAATTTACAAAATGCAAAGTCCTCTCCAAGGTATCTTTTAGTCTTCGGATCATAGTAAGTATCAAAGTAATTATAAAAATGTGGCCTATCCATATATTTACCATCTATAGTAGTTTTTTGCACAATTTCTCTATTTGGGTAGGCTTTTTTTAATTTATCAAACACTTCTCTTTTAATCATCATACACCCTGTTGGACAATGTGTTGCTTCAATAACACCTTTATGTATTTTAATATCCTTGTTGTCATCTTTTATTAGAAGTGGGTATTGCAACATATGATGTTCGCATTGTTCGGGTTCACTTATAAAACCCCCTTTTATCTTCATCATTAATGTATCCCATTGTGCAGTCTTCATTGGGTAAGGTATTGAAATTATTTCTTTATCTAACTCTAATAATCTAAAAATACATTCTGGGTCAAAAGCAATGTCCGAATCTACAAATAACATATGTGTGCAATCTGTATTTAAAAAATAACTTACACAAAGATTTCTACCCTGAGTAACTAAACTAGATTTCATTAGTTGAAATGTAATTTTAATATTTCTTTTTATACATTCTTTTTGTAACTCCAACATTGTTTGTGTGTAATGCATAGATACATTACTATGCACAGGAGTACCAACAAACAATCGTATAGGTTTTATAGGCTTGTTCATCCATATAGGTTGATTATTTTGCATCATACACTCCATGTAAAAAATTTGTCCATTCGAGTTTTTTCTTTTCCCAAGAGTAATATCTTTTCACATATTTTTGTTGCTCTACTAAATGTTGATTGATCACTGGTTCGTGAAGCGTGTCTCGGCATATTTTAATCCCTTCAGCAAATTGATGCGCCAAGTTTTTTAAATTAGTTTCATAGTTTACATAAACAGGGAACTCGGCTCCTGTTTCGTATAGCGCACCATAATTAGTTACAATACAATATAAACCCGCTGCCATACATTCAAGTAATGAAATGCACGATGTTTCTTCCCAAATACTTGGATAAGCAAACATATGATAATAGGGTAGTTTCTTTAATATAAAATCATTAGGACGATACCCTATGTAATTTACATTTTTTAACTCATCAGCTTGTTGATACAAATCAATGTATTGACTATCGTTATTTTTTTTAAAGTCATCTCCATAAATTTCACAACTACTATAAACATCTAATTCTATGTTTTCTTTTTCTAACAACTGCATAGTTGCTAATAATACATTTAAACCTCGCCAAGGTGTAGGGTGAAAAATCATTCGTAAAGTGTCACCCTTTTTATGATATTTTTTTACTGCCGGAAAAGAAGTTACTCCGTTTTTAATGACATGACATTTATGTGTAGGGACATTAAACATGTATCTATATTTTTCGTAATTCCAATGTGAATTGAAAACATACCAATCATACTTTTTGTGATTGTCAGGTATAGAAAACCAAGGTTCAATGTTCGGTTGGTTGGGTGCATTCTTTTGCCATAAAATATTTATCTTATCTTTGGCAAGTGGTATTTTTTCAGGTACAGATGTACAAATCTGAAACTTGTCTAAAAGTTTTTGATCTACATTTTTTGTTAAAAAGTTTTCTTGTAACTCAGTGCCACCACTAGGTTTCATTTGATATCTCAAACATTGGAGCAATAACTAAAACATCTCTTTTAATATGTCTTTCTTCAGTACTCGTGTCTGAGTTTTTAATATCTTCTTGGCACTCTTCTT